ATTTTTTATAACATCAAAAGTATTAGAAGTTTTATATCCTGAATTTTTAGAAGAATAATTTATTCCATAAGGTGGGTCTGTTAATACCATATCTGCCTTATCTCCATTCATTAACTTTTCAACATCACTTTCTTTTGTGCTATCACCACACATTAACCTATGTTTTCCTAATTGCCAAACATCACCAAGTTTAACTCTGCTTTCTTTTACTTCTGGAATATGGTCATCTTCTGTATTGCCCTCTGTGATTTTATCTATATTAAAACCAAATTCAACATCTTTAAATCCCCATTCTTTTAATTCCTCTATGTCAAATTCATTAGCAAGTATATCCATATCCCACTCACCACCTGACTTGTTTAGCCTAATGTTTAATTCTCTTTCTTGTTCTTTGTTAAGGTCTAACACTACACAAGGTATTGTAATATCATCAACATTACTTTGCTCTGCATTTTCCTTCCATATTTTATATCGTTGATGACCACCAATAATAGTCATTGTTTTTTCGTTTACTATTATAGGGTCAACTAATCCAAATCTATCTATTGATTCTTTTAAATCATTATACTGCTTTTTAGTAATCTGCCTAGGATTATATGTTGCAGGTTTTAATTTATTTATTAGTATTTTTTCTATTCTCATATCGTTTCTTATATTCTATTTGGTGATAAATTTGCTGACACACTAATTCCAAGTGTTTTATTCTGCAAAACATATTAAAGCTAGAATCATTCTCAGCTGAATTATGGCAATCTCTACATAGTCCCATTAGGTTTTCAATATAGTCTTTATTTTTTGAGCCACCCATTCCTCTAGCATCTAAATGATGAATGTCTACTGCACGGTCTTGTTGGCAGAACTCACACATCACAAAATCCTGTTCTCCGTAATCGAAGAAATCCATATATAACTTAGTGTGTTTTTTCAACTCTCTTAGGTAATTTGTGCAGGTCATCACTAGGCAAAGACAATATAAAATCGCCACCACAAAAATAGCATTTGCCTTTTTGAATTAAACTAACTCTTGTGCAACTAATGCAGAATCTAAATATCTGACTATCCTTCTTTTTTGCAACTGTTTTCATATACTGTTTCTAATTTTTGTAATGTTCCCCTAACACAGCTACCACAACTGCTAGGTTTTTTATTTGCATTAAATACTTTGTTATATATTCTTACTAATATAGCTTGGTCTTCTCCTTTTAATGTTCCCTTAGTTCTTGACATAACTTCTTCATATATCATAATCTCATCTTCTGTCATTTGTCTAGTATAAGGATATAACTTGTTTAAGGCTTCTTTACGTTCTTCACATCCACAATCATCACCTAGTATTTTTTTAGCAACCTTGTCAATGCCTGTAGCTTTTAAAACCTTCTCAACCGAATCACCTAAACCTTTACTCCTTTTTGTCATCATTTAAACCTTTTAAAATTTTGTCTTTTAATTTAACATCATCTATTATATCAAAAGTCCTTTTTAATATAACATTTATTGAATTAGTGATAATGTTCATATAGTGTGGTTGTTCTGCTAAAAAATACTCTTTACCTTTTTCATCTTTAAAAGATAAAACACTATCTGCTTTAAAATCATTTGTGTTGCAGTTCTTTAATGCTCTTATTACTCTAGTTTTTTTCATATTAATGCTATTAAAAATAATGATAATACTATTACTGTTACTGTTGCTACTATAAAATTAGCTATTATATCTTCTTTATCGTTCATTTTTTAAATAGTTTTTTACGTTATTAATTGCCTTATAAATAGTGGCTCTTGATATTCTTGTTGCTTTAGCTAAAGAATTTAAACTATGTGAATCACGATAATATATTCTAAATAATTCTGCATCAAACCAATATAAGTCTTTAAGTTTTTCTTCTATCCATTCTAACTTTTGTTCTACTAATTCTTTATCTTCTGTATTCTTTTCTGTATTGTCAGGAGATATTGCTTCGACAATTCCTGTAACGTGATATTCATAATACTTATTGTAAGTGTAATAGAATCGGCTTGTCTTTGAATGATATTGATTTAGCATTACTCTAGCTATGTAGAATGTTAATTGTTTTTTTTCTATAATCTCATTAATTCTGTCTTGGTCACATTTATATAGTTCCTCAATAACAAAACTAAATAAATCATCTTTACCTTTTTTACCTGCGATATTATGAGCCATGTCTTTCAACTTGTCATAATTCTCTATCAGGTATTTATCTAACATATTTTGATTACTGAGGGTATATTTTTCAGCTTCATTAAATTATATTCTTCACTACTTATTTTAGATATATCTATTTCAATTATATTGCTAAAACGATTGTGCAATTTCTTATAAATATAATTTTCTATATTATCGTTTTTTTTCAAATCTCGTAAAATAAAAGATAGTTCAGCACCGCTATCAAACAAAATTGTGAACAACCTATTGTTAGTATCTGTGTAATCCCAAAACAATCTTTCGTTCCTGCTATTAAAAAATGTTCTCTTAGCTTTCACTTATTTGTCCTTTTAAATATCTATCTATAACTGCAACTGCTTCATCATATCCATATACAATTTCTGAAACAAAATTTCTTTCATTAAGTTTTTCTCGCCACCATAACTGTTCTTTAGTTGGTCTTCCTTTTTTTGTTTTGACTTCTAAAAACAAAGAATGAAAATTGCCAATAGGTTCTAGTATTGCTAAATCAGGATAGCCTTTTATATAACCACTAGCTTTCATCTTTACCGCCTGAGTCATTGATGTCCTTAAGCCTCCTGCACTAGCACAATACAATACATTTGGATATTGTAATTTAATATATGTAACTATTGCTTTTTGTAATTGATATTCTTTCATCTCTTTACCCATTTTGCACCTGCATTTGGATTATATTCTGTCACATATCCAAGATTCTTTAAGTGCTGTTCATATTCTTTCTGTGCTGACACATCTAGTCT